TTGAAGCGTGCTTAAATAATTTCAATTCCTCGACCAATGGCCTCCCCATATGCTGAGTATGTCCCACGGGCACCTACCCGAGACTGCTCCTTACTACGATCGATTTCGCGAACAACCTTCAAGAAGTGGATAGGAGTTCGTAAAGCTTTGGAGAGGGCTAAGTTGTTGCGTCCCCTCAACATACGTGACGTCTCACGTAAGATGGATAGAACAGCTGAGCGCAGACCAGACTTACGGCGCATTTTATGTGATCATTTGGCGACAATGAACTTAATTGATGTCAGCAGGCAGCATACACATCATGATGCTGCTAAACTGCGGACGTCGGCCAATGTATTCATGAATGAAGCCGTGATTAAAGCCGGATACCAGCCCTATTGTGTGTCGCGATCGAATCATGACACCAATGGTGGCAATCGGTATTTCTACCGTCAGAAAGATCTAGGTATACCTTTTCGCGATGATCCTGTAGACGATAACTCTGCATTTATATTCTGTGACGTGGATTACTACTGTGATATGGAGAAGTGGATGAGACATTTCAAACCCATTTTAATGTACACAATGGTGCCCGAAACAGTTTGTTACAGAGGTAGCGATTACAGTTACCGCATTAAGGATAACCAGGTAGAATACCGAGTGTCAGGTGGAGCATCATACCAACATTTGCTCTGGGATTATCAAGGTGACACCATATCCGTTGAGGATAAGCAGGGAGACTTGCTAATCTTCAACGTTGAACAGAAGAAATTGAACGGTGACCCAAATCGCCGGTTAATATGGTTGTTACCTAGCGCTAAAATCCGGTCACAACACTGGCGTTATGCATTCAAACCAACTGGAGTGCAACGCAAAGTGTTCAACAACGTTCGACCTGATGTTAATACCATCTACGAGAGTATATCCGATGGGTTGTCGATCGCCAGAAATGGTGATTGGCATTCCGTTGAGCTTAAAGGGAAAACATACGACGCCATTCGCAAGAGAATGTCAAATAAGACCTCACCACCGGTCATTGCTGACGTTGAGCGAATATTGCGTGATGCTGAAGACAAGCTGTATTCACAGAATGCACCATTGTTATTCGGTTTAGTCACGGACGGAGAGTTCAAGACCAACATCGTGAAGACCACATCACAAGCTACCCATTTTCAACCTTTGGGTCCACTTGTGCATGAGGATGGTAAGACCACTGGGGCGGTCATAGCTAATACGCTTGTGACCAGCCCGGCTCTCTTCCCGATGCGGGGCTTGAACTCAGATGTCGCGACTATTAACGGCAGAATTAATGCTGTCCGCAATAACGTCGTTCCCGATAAGAAGTACAAGGTTTGGGCAAATGAGTTCGTAGAGATGCTCGTGCCCGAGCCTGGGAAAGGGACACCACTTGCACCCGCGCAGGTGAGAGTGTTGCAGGACAGTGCCAACCAACAGGCACGGTATGAATTGGTTAAGGACAACTTGTCCACCAAGACGTACAATAAGCTTAAAGCTTTTATCAAGTCCGAACCATATGTCGCTACAAACGACCCCCGGAACATAACAACAATGAGTCCGGAGCTGACGATTATGATGTCCACTTTTACTTACCAGTTCAAGGAAGATGTCTTAAAACGCCAGAAATGGTACGGGCCTGGTAAGTCCCCTAAACAAGCAGCACACCGCCTGGGAGATCTGGCGCGGGAAAAGGGTGACATGATAGCCACTGATTTTTCACGTTATGATGGAACCCTTAGTAAGTTTCTACAAGACCACGTTGTGAAGGCAGCCTACATGCGTTGGTGCTGTGAGGAGAGGCGTCCTGAATTGGCCGACTATTTCAAACAGGTATTCAAGCAGAAGGGCACGACGAGTGAAGGCGTAATGTTCGAACCTGGATATGGCACTAGGAGTGGTAGCCCCATCACGACTGATGGGAACACCATGCCGAATGCCTTTAACCAGTATTGCGCGTTGCGTATGCTTGGCTTCAGCAAGAGCGAAGCGTTCAAGCTAATCGGTTTAGCTTTTGGTGATGACGGTGCGATGGCTAGGCTATGCGCCGAATTGGGACCAGCATTAGAAACGGTGGCCAAAGACCTCGGCTTATTGCTAAAATCAGTGATAATTCCACGAGGGGAACCGTTTCCCTATCTAGGCAGGTATTTCGTTGACCCTGCAGTGTGTACTGACTCATTTCAGGACCCGCTCAGGACCATCGGAAAGCTACATACTACAGCCAACAAGAATGTAGCCATTGAGCAAGCCCTTGTCAACAAGGCAGTGGGCTACCTGAGTACCGACAGATTAACACCTATCGTCGGTGCTTGGTGTGATGCGGTGGTGTGTAAACACGGCCGCAAAACAAAAATGCTTCTACGTGAAGAACAGTGGAAGTGCTCAAATGCCTGGCCGCAGAAGGATGCGTCAGCGATACTGGACGCCATGGCGAAAGTCATTGGTATTCAGTCGTCAGAGCTGAAGAGGCTTGACGATCTTGTGCGTGACACCACCTTGGATCAAATGCCAGTGTTATTAGACAACCAGGTTGCTAACAAGTTGCCTGCAGTTGTCGATGACGTGGTAGTTGGACCCGGGCCGCAGTTAATGGAACAACATAGACCGCATGTCAACCAAGAACCAGACGCAGTTGCTGGAGGCAGCGAGGCGACAGAAGATGCGAGCACAGCAAGCACTTCTCAGCCTAGTTGCCCAACTCTTGAGCAAATCTCAGGAGTACAGCGAGAAGCTGGTAGCCAACAATCTGCCAGCCGACCCGCCACAGCTGGGAAACGCCAACCAGCTCGCCAAATTGCTAGTAGCAGCAATAAACAACTTGATGCTACCAACCGCCACCGTCCAGCTCCGCCGAGACGAGGATACGGCGGAAGACGTGGTTCCTGGAGAACCAAGTAAGTGAGTTGACACTTAGCTCTACATGAGCCACTGGGCATTCCACCCACTCCCGG